TTAACTTACTGATTTCAATAATGCTCTGGTGCTGCTTTGCAGGCTTTGGGGCATCTGTGGGGCAAAACTCGCAAGCCTCTGATTCAGCATCGCGATCTGCTCACTGCTGCTGTCAGCCATCCACGCCCCGTACACATTGAAGACCATCTGGGCGCTCGCATGGCCCATCTGGCTGGCAATGAAGCTGGGGTTAGCGCCGGCTGACAGTGACCAGCACGCATACGTGTGACGCGACTGATAAGCTTTCCTGTGCCTTATCCCTGCTCGCTTCTCCGCTGCATCCCACAAATCACCTATCGAGTCGACTTTGTAGATGAACCCGACATGCTGACATCTTCTGACCAGTTGAGGGTTGAAGACAAATGTACAGTCGTGGCTCTCCGTTCTGCCGTACTCGCGCAGCTGCACATCAATGTGATGCTGCTTTCCAAGCCTGGTCATTTCCGCCTGATTCCTCAGGACGCTGATCGCGGGCTGGATAAGGTGTATGACCCTGTTTGTACTCGCCTCAGTTTTCGGTAGAGTGAATTCGCCCAGTTTTGTATAATTACGCCTGATTGTTATTGTTCCAGCTTCAAGATCGATATCCTCCCAGGCCAGGGAGGTCAGCTCCCCGTGACGTACCCCTGTGTAAACTGCAAGTGACCACAGGTTTTTCGTCTGCTGATGCCGGCATGCATCGATCAGGCGAATAAATTCGTCACGAGTTAGCGGATCTGGCTCTGCCCTGGCTTTTTTAAGAGGCTTCATCCCCTCGAACGGGTTTGCCTCTACGTAGCCGTGATCTGCGGCAAACTGAAACATTCCGGCAATGGTTGTCATGTAATAATTCACGGTGACAACACTTCGCCCCTTCGCCGGGGCCTTTCCCTTCACTGGCGTCTGGTGACCGGTCAGCAAATCTTTCCTGATATACAGCAGCTCCTCTTTGGTCACTGCTGACACCAGCCGATTTCCCCCGATCCTGGGCACCACGTTCCTTGCGACTGACTCATAACGGTTGAGTGCGTTCGCGCAGATTTCCATCCTCTTCAGATCCAGCCACTTTTCTGCAAGCTCTAACACTGTAATTTCTTTTTTACCCACCCCAAAAGTCTTGAGGTTAGGGGAATCCGGAAACTGTGCCGCATACTCAAATGTGCCTGTACGGATGGCAAAACATACCGACGTCCGCAGTTCCCCGGCGATCTTTCTGTTCTTAGCGGTGTCAGGGACACCGAGGCTTTCCCTGACACGCTTACCTTTAAAATTAAACCAGATGCGCAATGAGCCACCGTGGTTTTCGACGCCTGTTGGATATGTGACTTTATCCATGAACTCCTCCAGACGCCCAAGAGCGATATGAGAGTACCTTTTTCATGGCATCAAATCACCCTGGCTGTTTGTTTTTCATCGAGGCGACCCATGCATCAACCGCTTTCCGGTTATACATGCACTCGCTGGAGGGTTTCGGGTTTCCGTCCGGTGAAACGTGCACGTATTCCCGCCCGACCATCCAGCACTCTTTTCTGGCCCGGAGGATGGTTCCGGGCTTGAGCCCGGTGACCGCGATCAGCACCTTTTCGCTTACCCAATCATTCGGGACCAGCAGAACGACATCGGCAGTATCACGCATTAGTACCCTCCATTTTTTTCTCGACGCAGTTTTCCCAACCACCGCAGCTGTTGACCATGTCTCCCAACCTCGAGAAACAGGCGTTCATCCAGCGCAACCCGCGGGGCGTTAGTGATGGCACGGTTCCCCAGTCGATGAAGTCCGAATTGCTGCGATGCATATATTTGATGAGGTCCAGAATGTTGATGTAATGGGCACGGCGTTTTTCCATATCCCAGCCCTTGTCTTCCAGATACGAATCGATGAATGCCTGCAATGCTGGCTGATTAAGCGAAATGTCGCCGTACTGGTGGCGGTACACCGGGCGACGATGCAGACTCACCAGATGGAATAAGTAGGCATCAGATACCCATGTCAGAGCTTGCTGGTGGGCCAGCTCAACAGAGCCAGCCGGATTCCATATTTCATTATTTTTCACCGTTACCCCTCCCAGCCGATCGCTTGGAACAAGCCCATTTTAGGGTGATACCAGCGGGTGCCGCGCGGCTCAGCTTCTGACATCATCTGGTGAAACGCGGCCATAAACGGCTCCAGTTCGACGATAGCCCTACGAGACAAAAGCCCATCAGGAGTCATGAATTCGTGTGTGTCGGTAGGGATGCGGTAGGCGTTGACCAGATTTCGACACTTGGCGTCAGTCATACCACTTTGGGCAACAACCTGGCGGTATCCCACATACCCGGCGCGCATGTTGCCGCGTTTAATGTTTTCCACGGCTTCGGTAACCGTTTCGATCTGCTCTTCAACATGATTCAGGCGCTTCTGCTGGCGAACGGCGTCGGCGGCCATTGCAGCGATCATCTCGATTTCAGTCAGCGGTGCGCGAGTGCGGAAATAGCTGTTGACCAGTTCGCGCTGAACCTGCCAGGCAAGATCATCGTTAAATGGCTTCGTCAACATCAGGTAGCCTGATTCGAAAAGCACAATCCCTGACGGTGCAAATTTAGAGAATGTCCCTTCCGGGAGGTCCGTACGTATTACGTCCGCACCTAATTCGGCATAATCAACACCGTTGATGAAATGCTCACGGTTTCGGTTGAATGCCGCACGCGCGGTGCCTTCTGGTCGCTGGTGGACTTCATCAACCATCGCCAGCGTCACAACGCGCTGACCGCGATATTCGACTGCCGGAAGCTGTTGGTTATTGATCGTTACTGTGTTCATGCTCGATACCCTTCTGAGTGCCCGGCTTTACGCCGGGCTGGTAAATCACTTAACCTGGATAAATGGAGTATTGGCGCCGCTGGTCATGTACTGGGGCAGAGTGCCGTTCCATTTGTTGATGGCCTCCAGTTGCAGAACTTCCGGGTTCTCACGCATGGCCTGTCCACGGATCTGGATAGACTTTGCTTCTGCTTCTGCCAGCTTCAGTTTTGCATCCGCCTGGCCATCAGCCTCAGCGCGCAGCATGTTGGCTTCAGCTTCTCGTTGTTTCACTTCCTGCTCACGTTGTAAGGTTTTCTGGTTGGCGGTGACTTTGGCATTGATACTGTCGATAACTGTCGGCGGGTACTCAGGACGGCCCACGTAAGAAAGACTGATAACCTGGATTCCTACCGGCCCCATGTCTGACTGAATCTCTTTCAGAGCGTTTTCAAGCAGTTCAGCTTTCCCGCCGTCAATGAACTTATCAGTGCTCATGCGGCTTGCGAGGCGATTAAGGGCGTCTGCAATCTTTTGGCGCAAATCGGTATCGGTGATGTCGTCCACACCTTTGCGATAGGTCTGGAAGACCGTCGTCACTTTGGTCGGATCAACTTTATAGGCGACGCCGATGTGATAGCCGATAGTTGTGCCGTCGCTCATCTGAAAGTTGAAAGCGTCCTCGTAGGTCTTCATCTGTTTGAAGGTCGGGAAGATATAAACCTCAGTGTTCCAGCCAGTCCAGTAACGACCCACACCTACCACTTCGCCAACACCTTTGTCGTCGCCCAACTTATTCACCTTAATACCCACGTTGCCGGGTTCGACTCGATCGCAACCTACAAGACCGATTGCAGAGAGCGCGATAATTGAAGCCATAATTGCATTTTTCATTTTTTTTCCTTCGTTACGGTAACTACAAGACCCTTACAAATGGCGTAGATGCACGGCGGGGTCAGAACCGCCAGGGCAAAGCCGGATATAACTGCCGTCGTGTCCTTCATCGAAATGAGGATTGGAACGAACAACCCATAAACGCTGGCGACAATCACCACCGATAAAACAACACGTAAGTAAGCAACCATCAGCTGATCCCTTCTGGTTTGCTGGCCTGTAGCTCTGCTTGCTCTTTCACGTAGCGGTCGTGCATGGCGTCCCACTTCTCGAGCCACTTCTGCATATTGCGCTTACGTTCCAGGATTCGGCGGATGCGCCTCATGCATCGGTTATGTGCAAAGAGATATTGCTGGGTGTGCTGGCCCATTCGATTGACGAGCACACCGTTGCTGAACACAGGCTCGTCTGGTTCGTTGGTATTCAAGCCGGCGCGCTGAAAAGTTTTGGTCACCATGTAGTGAGCAAGATTGCTGATCGCCGCACTCCTGCTGAGAAAACGGCGCGAGTAGCCGTGTCGTGATACGACGTAAACTGGCTGCATATCTTTAGCAAAGGCACTATCAATTGAGGTTGAGCTGATGCGTTTATCTTTCATTTCCGGTCCTTAACTTTGCTGTATCGTTCGTGACTCATTACTTCCCAGTTCTTTCCGCCATCGCGGGAGAGTAGCCGCCAGCGATGGTTAACTTTGAGGCTCAAATTCCCCGAGCCGTGCATTCGGCAGGGGTGAATGCGCCTTGCCCTGAACTGGCTTAAAACGTGTACCGCTTTGAGGTGAACCCACTCAGGAATTCGTATTGCTGTCAGTGCCACCAGATCCCCCCATTTCATTACCCTCCGTTTTCGGAGCCTCCACTTTTTGTTTTTTGACGAACTCAACCAGCTCAGAAATGAGCTCGTCGATTAACTCCTTCCCGCTATCCGTAAGGAATTCACCGCTGCCATTAACATCAACAGCGCTGCTGTAAATTCCCTTGATAGCTTTTACGCCTTCGACATTCCCGTACTCACTGATCGCAAGCCTTTCGAATTTTCGTAATAATCCATCAAGAAGAATCTCTGTTAACTCGACCGTGTTAATGCCACCTTTGTTGAGCTTAATAACAAGGCAGTTACTGCCCGTTTTTCGCTGGTGGCGTAATAACGCTGCCTTTAAAATTCGGCGTCGGTAGGTTTCAATTACGTTGTTTTTCACGACGTTCAAACTCCGAATCCATCCACATTGAAACCTGAGCCGACAAGTCAAGGCAGAGGCCAGACAGAGAAATTATTTGCTCGATATCCATATCAATAATATTGGAGTTAATTAATTCCATTAATTGATACAGGTTATCTGCTGTGTTTTTTGCGGTTTCTAGAGAGCTGTCTCTACTGAGCATATTCAGACTCCGTAAGCTTTACGCATGAAAAGGTCAGATATATGGCGGTACTCGTCGCCATAGACCATAAAGAAAAGACATGCTGTTTTGTATGCCGCTTTATCGATTAACATTTACTTACCCATTTAAAAGTTGGTTAACGTGGTTGAGTAAATCGCTGTTGCATTCCCGCTATTTTTTTCATCAGGCCTGCATGTAGTAGTGGGTGAATCTCATCACATGTGGGCTTCCAGTCCTTAGCCTGTTGCATCTTGGCTGTGTGCCAGGCTAAGTGGGCTTCCTGTGTGGTGTTGAAAAGCCCAAGGTGTGAAATCTTTCCGTTTACGTTGATTCGTGCCCGAAACTTACCGGACTGTTTATGCCAGATAACACCCTGTGGGTATTTCCCTCGTAAACGGGCGCGATCACCTGTAAATAAGTTAAGTGCTGGGGGAACAAATACGCAGTATTCAGGACCATATATCTTGTTACCAGGGTGTAGCAGGTCCTTATCTAGCACATATCCATCGCGATAATTTTCTTTCCAGAACGCCAGAAAGTTTGAGAATCGCAGCCACTCTTCGGCAACAGTACATCCGGCGTAACTGTGCTCTAACTGTTCTGTGTGCGGTTTGTAGCAGCGAGATAACATGCCGCTCCAACGACGGTGAGCGCTGTGGTGGCACATTATTCCGTCGATGATAATAGTGCTGGGGAATTCTACGTCATAATGACCAACACCATACTCCAGGCTTTTTAAATGCCTACGCCGCGAAACTTTTGATTCAAGAAGACTATCTATTTCAGATTGGTTCATTTCAATCTCCTCTGAAATTTGGTTGCACGTATCCCCACCAGGGATGGTGTGATTTAAACTACCTATTAATTAATTTAATTTTATTTCGATGCTTTTCAGTAATTCATGTACCTTAATGATATTATCGAAAATAAGTGATGCCATTAGGCAATCAGCGTCATCACTGTCTTTTCCTGAAAAATATGATTCGTTATATACGTGAGCCAGTTCCCTGAGTTTTGCAGCGCTGACTGTGGCATAAAAAATATCATCGGCAATATCATCTCTATTCCCGATGGGGGGGTAACTGTCTTTGCATTATTTGCTAACTCTTCGATGTATGCGTAAGCTGTTTCACGGGTTTTATCGAAAGAGCGAATGAGGCAGGCTAAGCCGCAATCAGTTTCCTCGTTCATTTCTTCGGTGTTTTTATAAATCATTTCCAGAAGAGTATTGCCTTCGGAAATCTGAGCGACGATATCATGAAGCATGTCTAATGGAGTTTTCATTTATTTATTCTCCGGCCAATCATAACCAAGTTCATGGTTTAGAACAGAAAGATTATCCCTTAACTGATTGATACAAATTTTAATGAGTGCCGCTGGTTTATATGCAACATCTGGATCTGATTCTGCGTACTCAAGCGCATTGATTACACGATCAATATCCATCGCAATTTTGTGGACAGTTCCGTTCTCGGAAAGCATTTGCTCTACATTCATTTCATAGGCTCCGTTGTCTGCTGATGAAGTGAATTTAGCAAAATGGTAAAAGCCATGCAAATGATAAATGCTAAATTATTTACTTTTTCTTTTATGTATTTGATAAATAATATAATTATTTTAATATTATTCTTCGGTGGGCATAAAAAAACCGACCATCAGGTCGGTTGGAGGGGGATAAAGATGGGGTTTACAGGGCGGGCATTTCATCATTGTCAACATAACGCGTATGCTTAACAATAGCTGAAACAAAATGCATTTTCTCGATGCTATCAGGACTTAAGGTGATGGGCCTGTGATCACTGTTTACACTTGAGAATTGATAATCGCCATCGCGAGTTTTACTCATGATTTTTATCATGTTATGCCCATCTTTTGTTCGCACAAAAACCTCATCACCTGTATGAACTTGGGTGTTTGGCTCTATGACGACATATTCTCCAGACTGTATGCGTGGCCACATGCTGTCTCCCTTCACTTTCAGCCCATAGGCATCCCTATCCGCGCTGTATATTTGTAGCCATCCAGCGTGGATCTCTAGCATATCGATCATTCCGTCAATCCCAAGAATCGCTTCCCCTACAACTGGTACAGCTCCCGGACGGACTGATCCGACATACTCCAACTCGCTTTTAATACTGTCAGGAGCATTGTGTGGACTATCCAGCCACCCAAACGGACGATCCAAGGCCTGTTCAATCTTTCTGGCCATTTTGTCGCCTATGTTTCGATGGCTATTGCCCCCAAGCAACTGGCTCAACTGGGCAGGGCTTATCCCGCACAATTCTGCGAAAGCTGCTTTTGTCGTATGTCTGTCGCGCTTCAGGAACTCAACAATGAGCTGCTCAAGGTTTGATTTGCGTATGCTTTTTATGTCCATGTCAAAATAATCTCATTATTTAGCAATGTGGTAAATACACAAACTGCTAAATGATTATTGCATTTAATTTAGCAAAAAGCTAAAGTTGATTCATTGCAACAGGAGACCGTAATGAACAACCAATTACTTGCTTGGCGTAAGTGCTCAACAAAAGAGCAGTGGGCAGATCTTGCTAAAAAATCAGGCACATCTCCGGGATACCTGAATCTCATTGCTTATGGTCATCGCAATGCTTCCCCCAGACTGGCATTGGCGATCGAGAGCGCATCAAAGTCATTCGTGAATAAGCCAGTTATTACAAAAGAACAGTTGGTTTTCAAGAGCGGTTCTGAGGTGTGACATGTCACGGCATGCAGGAGGAATCATGAATCACTCTGACTTCGTACGTAAATATTCATTCGATAACCCACTTCAGCGGTTGGTCATGCTTCGCATTTTAATGGGCGGATCTATGGATGGAGAAGGGGAGCGAGTAATCGATCATCAGGTGCTGTACGAATTCTGTTGCTGCTCAAAGCAGGCAATGTTTAAGGAGATCAAGGCCCTTGAACGAGCAGGCTTCCTGAAAGTGAGAAAAATTGGTGCTCTCGATACCGGGCTTGCAGTTCGTCTTGAGCCAGCTCGCGGCTACACAATCATGCCAGTTCAGGAGTTTGTATGAGTAGCAAAATTCTCGGTAACGTCTGGGACGCGTGCGCAGCGCATGACATTAAGGGAGCCAAACTTGTGATTATGGCACGCCTCGCTGACTACTCGAATGATGATGGTGTCTGCTATCCGAGTGTTGAAACTATTTGCCGCCAGCTGGGGCTCGGGGAAAGTACGGTCAGGACCGCCATTGCAGAACTGGAGTCTTCCGGTTGGCTGCGTCGTGAAGCGCGCCGTAAAGGTAATCGCAACACGTCCAATCTTTATCATTTGAATGCCGAGCGTCTCGAGGCTCTGGCACGCATTGAGAAGGACAAAGTGGCAGTGCTGAAACAGCAGCGCAGGACTAACGGTTTTCACCCTTCAGATTCTGACCCTTCAAAAACTGAACCGTCAGATTCTGGATGTTCAAACGGTTTTCACCCTTCAGATTCTGACAAAAATGGCGTTTTCACCCGTCAGAATCTGACCCCAGATCCACAAGTAAATTCAAAACATGATCCACAAGTAAATTCAAAACAAGAATCACAAGATATTGGCGTGTGCGGCAAAGCCTCTTTTGAAAATCGCTCTTCCAAAGAGAACTATTCCAATGAGTTCGAGCAGGCTTGGCAGGCGTACCCCAAACGTGCTGGTGGAAATTCCAAAGCCGCTGCCTGGAAAGCCTGGAAAGCTCGAATCAAAGACGGGGTTACCTGTGAGGCAATGATGGCCGGCGTTAACCGCTATGCCGGTTATGTCCGTGCAACCGGTAGCCTGGGAACGCAGTACGTGAAACAGGCCGCGACATTCTTTGGTCCCGATCGGCATTTCGAAGAGTTATGGCAGGCGCCGGCTGGTGCGGTGAGTGGTCGGCCTGGTGGACTGCCGGTTTCGGGGTTTAGTGAACAAGACTATGGCCAATCAGACTGCAACTGGTAAGCAGGAGAAATCACAATGCTGAGTATTAAACAACGCGAAGAAAGGGAAGCTCTGGTGGCAAAGCGTGAAGGGCTTCGTGAAGAACTGGCTTTTGCTGTGGAACATAAAAAACCGTGGCAGTGGGGGAGCTGGGAGTCAGGCGACGTCCACGTCGCCGCCTGCGAAAAACATGGTGACTATCAGCGCATTTCCCTCACTGGAAAAGCATATCGTGGCGTTGAAAACGTTAAACACTCCCAGTGCCCGGAGTGTGTGAAAGCGGAACTTGCTGACATTGAATCCAGTCTGCGTGCATTACGAGTAGTCGACCTGATGGACAATGCCGGGATCGCAAGACGATTCGAAGCATGTGAATTCGATAACTACCAGGCTATCAACCCAGATGCCGCCAAAAATCTCGCAGCCTGTCAGCGCTACACCGCCAGCTGGCCCGATCGCCTGAAAGCTGGAACTGGGCTCGTCATGACCGGCAACTGCGGGACCGGTAAAAACCATCTGGCAGTGGCTATGGCAAAGAGCATCATCCGCGATCACCTTGCGAATGTGGAAATCACCGATGTCATGCGCCTCACCCGAGCGGTAAAAAGCACATGGCGCCACAATGCCGAAATGACCGAGGAAGACGTCATTGAACGCTTTGCTTCACTGGATCTGCTGATTATCGACGAAGTTGGTGTTCAGTTCGGCAGCCCGACTGAAATGACCATCCTGCAGGAAATTATCAATGCCCGGTACGAAAGCATTTTGCCAACCATCCTGATCAGCAATCTCACATTTGACCAGCTGAAAGAGACTATTGGTGAGCGAATCGTGGACCGGGTTACAGATGGTGGCCGCAACCGTCTGGCATTTGGCTGGGGAAGTTTCCGTGCCATCGCGTCAGGAGTTGTAGCATGACTCCTGTCTGGAAAAATGAAGATCTGGAAGGTGCGGTGATCGGCGCAATTTTTCTGCGTGGAGCCGACCCTGAGGTACTGGATATTCTTTCCAGGGTGCCGGCCACCGCTTTCTCGGTACCGCAGTATCGGGAAATATATACTGGGATCTGCCGTCAGGCGCGTGGAGCTGGCGTTATTGACCCTGTACTGCTCTGCGAAAACATGCCAAAGCACAGCGCAATCATTATGGATTCGAGCCGTATCGCATGGGCCAAGTCGGCGCTTGTGTCATACGTTGCCACGCTTGAGCGTAATGCAGCTGTTCGTGATGCCGAAGCTGTGATTGAAAGGGCGCTGGCTGATCTCCGGAGTGCTCACAATGGTGATGCGGCTTTATCGGCATTCAGGGCTGCACAGAACAGCATTGCCGCAATTTCTCTCGAAGAAAAGACCGTTCAGCCAGTTCATATCGACGACATTCTTCCTGCTGTAGTGGATCGGGTAGATGCACGCAACCGCGGCCTCGAAGAAGCCAGAAGCCTCATGACGGGCATTGAAGAGCTTGATGCAAAGACTGGAGGCATTGAACCAACAGACCTGGTGTTTATCGCTGCGCGGCCGTCGATGGGTAAAACTGAATTGGCGCTGGATATCATCGACAAAGTTTCTGAGCAGGGCCGCGGTGTGCTGTTCTTCAGCATGGAAATGCCAAATATCCAGATCGGTGAGCGAATGGTATCTGCTGCGGGTGGTATGTCTGTTTCACGCCTGAAAAAGGCTGCTGATTTTGAGGATGAGGACTGGGCCAGGCTGACAAACGGTGTAGAACAGCTGACTGGTCGTAGCATCTGGATGGTTGATTCCACCGATCTGACAGTAGATCAGATTCAACAGATAGCTACCCGCCTGCAACTGGCGCATCCGGAAATAGCGCTGGTGGTGGTGGATTATCTGGCACTCATCAAAATCGAAAGCACTGCACGATATGACCTTGCCGTCGGCGAGGTGTCAAAAGGACTAAAACGTCTGGCTAAATCTAATAAAACGCCGGTGCTTGCCCTGAGCCAGCTTTCTCGTGGCGTTGAGTCGCGGCCCAATAAGCGACCGATGAACTCAGACCTCAAAAACTCGGGTGAGATCGAGGCAGATGCTGATCTGATCATGATGCTTTACCGCGACGAAGTTTATAACCCTGAGTCTCCAGCGAAAGGGATCGCGGAAATTAACGTGACCAAACAGCGAAACGGTGAACTAGGCACGATTTACCGTCGATTCTATAACGGGCACTTCCTGCCAATTGACCAGGAGTTAGCAAAGCAGCGTTCGGCGCCACAGCAGAAAACTCAAACCAGACGATACGCAAAAGATAGGCAATCCAGCAATGCAGACTATTAAAACCATTAAAAAAGCGGGGGCAAGCGCATGAAACTGGAAGCATCACTCAAACATTTCAGCCCTCAGGGTATGCACATAAGCGACGACGTTAAAGGAACCTCTCCGGACCGCCTTACAGGAACAGATGTAATGGCGGCGATTGGCACCACCAGCAGCCGTGCGCGCTTCGGCCTGGCGGCGTTCTTCGGTAAAGCGGGAATCAGCAAAACGGATGAACAGCTCGCAGTTCAGGCGCTGGCGCGATATGCGATGGATGTCGCACCGAAGAATGTTCGCAAAGCAGCTGGTGGGCAGTTCGGATGGTGTATGCAGATGTTGGCACAATTTGCCTTTGCTGATTACTCCCGTTCGGCGGCTACCAGCGTGACGTGTCACAGTTGCAGTGGTACCGGATTTATCTCCGGGCATGAAGATGTAATTAAACACCCTGGTATCTTCGACGCTGACGGTGCCGAAGTGGTGGCCCCGAAGATTAAAAATGAGCTGGTGAAAAGGGTTTGCGAAACCTGTGGAGGGAAAAAGGTAATCCTTGCGCGGTGCAGATGCGGCGGTAAAGGTGAAGTGCTGGATCGCAAAGCGACCAAAGAACGTGGCGCACCGGTTTTCAAAACGTGTGAACGTTGCTCTGGTAATGGCTTCTCTGCTATCTCCTCGGCGACGGTACACCGTGCCATTCTGAAGCGTCTCCCGGACCTCCATCAGTCCTCATGGTCACGCAACTGGAAACCCTTTTATGAAATGCTGGTGGACACGCTGCGCCAGGGGGAGCGTCACGCGGCAGTAGAATTTGAGAAGGCAACAACTTATTAATATGATCGGAGCAAATGGCGACACTTTTTTGCACGTTAGTGTTGACTTTGCATAAAACTGTCCTGTATGCTTCTGATTATGGAGTATAACGCCTGTAGATAATTAACTTCGAAAAGCCCGCCACGTTGCGGGTTTTTTATTTCAGGGTCAGAAGCACAGCGGTTGTGCGTTCGGCTGTTAACCGAATGGTCGAAGGTTCGAATCATTCCTGTCCCGCCAATTCTGCATCTGTCGTAGTTTGGGAATTACGTCTGGCTTCCAACCAGAAGATGCGGGTTCGATCCCCGCCAGATGCTCCAAATTCGCCGGTCTAGTTCAGTGGCAGAACGGCAGCCTTGTAAGCTGCGCGTCAGAGGTTCGATTCCTTTGCCCGGCACCAATTTGCCTGTAGCTCAGAGGAAAGAGCAACCGCCTTCTAAGCGGTTGGTCGCTGGTTCGAATCCAGCCAGGCGAGCCATCAGCAAAACAAGTCGTCATCGCGGCGGCTTTATCTTGCATCAGGTGCATAACTGAATTCGCGAATACGTTATGCCGTCCGCTCCACGAAACGGAGTGCACAACAGGTAAGAGCATTGGACATTTCAGGGCTGTTCCACCCTCTGATGTCGAGCCAAGCCAGTGCTCTTTCCGTTGTGGTGTAACTCAATTCCCGCTTGCGGGTTGAATGGGTAGAGTAATGCATCAACTGGCATAGCCAGCAGGGCAGGCATGATGCTAATGCTGAACCTGAGTATCGGTTCGAGTCCGATCGCCACTCACAGAACCCACTACCTGGGACCCTTCGGCCAGAGAGCCGACATTGCCTTGCCCTCATCTTCCCGGCCTGCCGCCGGGTTTTTTATTCCAGGTCCCGGGAACCATCATCGACACGCCTACTTGTTAAATCGTCCCGAGAGCCTGACCTAATCAACCAGCACCAAGTAGGTGCGAACATGAAGAAAACCACTATGCAAGACAGACCAGATACCTGGGCGGTGATGCTTGCGTGGCTTGTAAACCACAAAAACGAAGCTGGCTATTCGGTACTGGCTTTTGTCATGTCGATACTCGCTACCTCGCGCGGCGCGAAATCAAAGTGGAAAGACCGGATCGCCGGCGCAACGATGTGCGGGATCCTTTGCTTCTTCGCTCAGCCGACACTCACGGCTATATGGGCAATCTTCAACTGGAATTTCCCCCCTGAGCTTTGCTGGCCGATCTCGGCTGGCGTCGGGTATGTGGGAGTGGATTCGCTTTTCGCCTATGCGCGCCGTCGCCTTGGCCTGAATGAACCGGGAGACAAAGCAAATGCTGACCCTCAGTAAATTCCAGCAAGCAACGGGTACCAGTGCGGCACTGGCCGGTAAGTGGTTTCCAGTCGTACTGGCTGCAATGCAGAAGTACGACATAAGCACGCCGTTAAGGCAGGCTCACTTTCTCGCACAAGTGGGGCATGAATCATCTGGCTTTGTTCATGTGGAAGAGAGTCTGAATTACCGCTACGGCGCATTGCTGGCAATGTTCGGCAATCGAATAAGCCGGGAAGACGCTATTAGATATGGTCGTGTTGATTCGGGCCAAAATCCTCACCCGGCCGACCAGAAAATGATTGGCAGCATCATCTACGCCAACCGGAACGGGAACGGTGATCGCAACAGTGGTGATGGATATCGTTACCGCGGGCGCGGCCTGATTCAGGTGACGGGGAAGGCGAATTACGCCGCGCTGGTGAATCAGCTTGGCGTTGATATCGTAAAGAGCCCGGAACTACTTACTCAGCCTCAATATGCTGCTGAATCCGCAGCTGCCTGGTGGAGCAATCACGGACTTAACGCTATCGCTGACTCAGATGATGTTAGCCGCATCACCAGAATCATCAACGGTGGTACCAACGGACTGGAGGACAGGAAAGCCCGCTTGACTAAAGCTAAGGGGGTTTTATGTTCGGGTTAATCAGTTTATTCCGCATTTTCAAAAATAATGCGCACATTCTTATTCCTTGCGCGTTCATCATCCTTGTCGCTATCTGCCTGTGGGGGCTAAATGCCCGCAATCATCAGTTAACGGCGACGAACGACAGGCTGACACAGCTTAACGACAGCAAGGATGTGCAGATCAACGACCTGAGGGCTAAAAATGACGATCTGGCGGGGAGCGTTAAAGAACTTGCTGGCGCCGTTAACAGGCAAAACGTGGTCATGTCCGAGGTCGCAGAGCAAAGGGCAGAATCGGCGAAGCAGAACCGAATGCTACAGAGCGAGATTAAGCGCTACCTGGCGGCAGATAAGTGCGCTGCTGCTCCTGTTCCTGATGCCGCTGTTGAGCGGTTGCGCTCAGCAGCAGAAGCCGCCCGTGGAATACCGGGTGATAAAGCAGCCGGCCCTGAACCTTCCGGCGGATCTGACGTCGCGAATTGATGTGCCTGATCTGCCAGACAATCCCTCATACGGTGACAGTGTTTCGATGAACGCGACACTTTACGGGATCGTCGGCCAGTGCAATTACGACCGGGCAGCAATTAGAAAATTGCAGGTGACAGATAAAGAGCCTCATCCATGAGGTTCTGACACAGTCTCTCCTCTGGACTTTAACCGTAGCAAATTCTCACAGCCTCGCATCCGCGGGGCTTTTTTATGCCTGAAGTAAACACGCGCATTCTCGTGCGCATATCAACCAAGAGCCTTTCGGGGTAGAGCTTGAGATAGGGCAGTGGTAACGCTGACCGCTCTTGGGCTGCCCGTATCTACGAGAACAGGCTCAACCACCAAAAGGTATCAGCGAAATGAAATCATTAACCCTCTTCAATCAACCAATCCGTGTCGGGGAAGACGGCATGATCTGCCTCACCGATATGTGGAAAGCCAGTGGCAAAAGTGATGCTGAATCTCCGTACCATTATCTGCGAAACAAGCAGACAAAAGAGTTCCTGGCCGAGCTGGAGAAAAACCACGAATCTGTGGTTTTCACTGCACGCGGCGTACATGGCGGAACCTATGGGGGGAAGTTTGTTGCTTACGATTATGCGGCCTGGTTAAACCCAGGGTTCAAGTACGCAGCTTATAAAATCCTCGATGACTACTTCACCGGAGAGCTTCAGCATCGCAACAGCTTAACAGAGAGGTAAGCCATGGGCGGAACAATTGAAATCAGTGAGGTTGGGATGACAGTCAATATGGCTGGTGGCGGGAAAATAGTTGTCGGCAATTGGGGTGATGGCCCAGTAAATACGGCAGCCGCTCGCCCCCCCCTTACCCCGGAAGAGGAGCGTTATGGTCGTGGGCTCTGTCTTCTGCCTGATGGCTGGGAAGATCTAAGCGGTGACGGGCACTGGCAATATCATCTTAGCGAATCTTTGCGTCATCTATGGTCTTCGTTCAACAGGGAACAGAAGATGGCTATCGCTTACTCCATTAGCGAATTGTCAGATGAGCTGACGAATATCACATACGAAAGTTCCTGGTAATAACATCTCTGCGCATCGCACGCGCACATCAAAGAAAGTCTTTCAGCTGTGAGCCTGGGCAAACCGTTAACTTTCGGCAGCTTTGCCGTGCGACAGGCTCACGCCTAAAAGGAAATAAATCATGGGTCAGAAAATCATTACGTTGTCCGGCGCTGCGACGGATGTTCTTTATGCGCTGTTTTTTCGTGGTGCGTTGACTGATGGAGATCTGCCATCTAAATCTGGCGCAGCTGAGCTTCGAGAACTGGGGTTTGCTGAAAGTCGCCATACCGCTACAAAATATCATGAGAAAAACTTCTTCACGTTCCTGACTGCTGAAGGGCAGGAGTTTGCCATTAAGCATCTGGCAAATACTCGCTTTGGTGTTCCCGCTGGTGGTTATATCGGCTGCCCTATAGATGAGCCAAGAGACGGCATCAATAGCTACTGCCCAATTGAAGACTTTAAATGGGGCTGGTTTGTCGATAAATCAGGGCAAGCCTACATCCATAAGGCGCTGATCGGTGATGGCGTATTGTCTACGGGTTATAACGTGAAATTGAACGTGAACGTCACCGACAAGGGTAAGCAGCACGAAGCTGGCATGGCACTCGATGTTGACGATGGTAAAAGCCGCGTGAAGATTTTTGCTGAAAAGTTTGCGGTTGCCGCCAATCACCAAAACGCGTTAGAGACCGCCTTACAGCAGTCCATCAAAAAGGTTGTGGACGAAACTATTCAACAAGCTATGCAGCCAGGCGGTGCGATCTGGACTTCCTTACGGCGTGGAATCTGACGGGAGGTTTTATGCAGGTCACTATTGATGGTGTCCCATACGCTCCCGCCAGCGTCGTTTCATCCCGGATCGGCATTGCAATAACGACACACCAGCGCGCAGACGTTTTAAAACGTTCACTCGAACAGCATCTGAGGCACCTGCCAGCCGGCGCGCTGGTGGTGGTTGATACCGCCTGTGACTGGGTAAAACAAATCTACCTAACGGATCACGACATCGACGTTCTGGACCACCAGACGAAGAAAGACATCCTGGCGCATAACAAAGCGTGGCAGGCGAACTGCCAGAAACAAACCAGAGCCATGAAA